ATGCTTCCATTCTCGACAGAGTTCCCCGTCCTACCTAGTGCCAACCGAGCCGTCTTCGTGGCGGAAGTGGTCGCTTGGATCCGCGGCATGCAGCATCAGACCGTGCTCTCGAGCAGTTCTGAGGCAGAACTTGACGGAGCCAATGTTCACGTCCGGTCGGCTACTGGTGAAGAACTCCGCATGCGTGAGCTGCAGACGAACGGAGGCTGGAGCGCGATCGGTATTCGGCACGACCTTCCCGATGAGTTCGGGCGGGCCTGGCGGACGGAATGCGTCCTGAAGCGTGCTGCCGCAGAGGGTGGGCAGGACCTGGTTCGCCTTCGGACCCAGTGCATCGCTACGACACCGGGCGCACGACTCGACACCCCGCGAAAGCCGTACCTGATCAAGGCGCTTTTGAAGAACGGTTGGGGAGGAAAAGACCAGCAATTCAGTGTCACCGACCAGCCTGTTTGGCTTGAGAACAACGATGCCGGCCTTGCATCAGCCAAATCAATGACTCTGGGCGAGGCGGCAAAATGGCTTCCCACCGTCTACGTGTCGGCGACGGGAGCGTCTGCGTGGCTGTTCAGCCAGCGGGAAATTGAGAAACTTGCCTATGACCTCGGCGGGATCGCGCATGTCGTTGTCGAACCAGATCGAGCGTTCTCGTTCCATCTTCGCGACGAGACGGAGGGCCGCAACGCCTATGGGGGGACGGTTGGTTTGTCCGCTCCCGGACAGGGTATCGTTAGGCGATACTATCTCGGGTGGCAGATCCAAGACGGTAAAGAGCTGGCTGCCGCGATTGTGGCAGCGGCGTCGACCTTGCGGAGTCAGATGCCAGCCTTCGGTTGGGACTGGACCGAGCTGCAGGAGCAGGCTCTCCGCGTTCAGCGCGAACGCGAAAAGGATAGTCTGACCGAGGCAGAATGGAACCAGCTGCATCAAGAGCAAATCGACAACCTGCATGACAGAATCCGCGAACTTGAGCAGCAGCTAAGCGTAAGCCCGGCTGTGAGCCTCGGCACGGATGAGGCCGAGTTCTCCACCGACAATCTCGTTCAGAGGGTCGGTCCGGAGGTTTATTCCGGCGAGATATCGGACAGGCTCCGATTTGCCGCGAAAACGACCTTGTCCGTCGCGGATCAGATCGGGCTCGATGCCAGGTCCAAAGCCATTCTTCAGCGTGTTGTCGAACGCCTACCCGCGTCGCCCGCGCTCGCCGAACTCTCGCAGGATCTTGAGCGAGCGACCAAAAACCCCAAGCGTGTTGCCAGTGAACTGACTTCGCTCCTCGCCCGACATGGCTATTCGGCGAAGTCCGACAATAAGCACATCCGACTTGAAGCGAACAAGGGCTTTGACGGCCTGGACTCCATCACGCTTCCGAAGACCCCGAGCGAGAACAGGGGCCTCAAGAATCTTCAGAAGCAGATCGAGCGCACACTCGGCATCACCAAGCTTGGCGAGTGAGCGATCCTCACGCTGCCGCCGTCGCCACCCCGTCCAGCCGCACCGCGACGCTGTTGACGCCGTTCCCGGCCGCCTCCACCGCGACGCCGATCGGGAAGCGTCCTGCGGCCGGGGTGGTGACTTCCTTGGCGGTGTTGTCCCACGCCACGCGCGCGCCGACGGTGAGGATGGCGGCGCTGGCCTTCGGCAGCTGGAACACGCCCGTGGTGGAGAGCTCGACCGGGTCGCCCTCGGCCGAGGAATAGGCGGCGATGCCGAAGATGCTGCCGACGATCAGCGCGTCGCCCGAGGCGACGCCGCCCGCGGGTGTGGTGACCCGGACGATGTGGCCGTTCTGGAGGTAGTTCTTCATCTCAGAGCCCTTTCGAGGATTGGATGCGGACGACCGAGATGCGGTCGGTCGCCCCAGCGATCTGCCGGTTGAGGTCCGCGAGCGCGGCGGCGATCTCGGCGTCGCCGGCGTAGGTGACGCGCTTGCCGTCGTATTCGGCGATGCGGACGCCCTGATAGCGCGCGGCCATCAGGGCATCCCGCCACGCGGTGAGCTGGGCGAGGTCGGCCATGCTCACGCCCCGGCATTCATGAACCAGCCGCGATGGTCGATGAACCCGGCCCCGAAATCGAGGATCACCCGGATCTCGACGCCGTCCACGTCCCAGCCCGACCGGCTTTCGACCTGCGGACCCTCGGCGCCCGAGAGATAGGCGAACTCCAGCCCGTCGATCTCGCTCGGATCGGCGGTGACATACCAGCGGGTGGCCGAGCTGAGGCGCGGCTCGACCACCAGCGACAGCGACCCCGAGAACGGGTTCACGTCCGCGGCGGTGGCCGGGGCGATGCTCGCCAGCCACTTCTCGGCCGTGGTCTCCAGCGCGGGCGGGACCAGCAGGTTGCGGGGCGTCACGCGGATCGTGCGATCCTCGATGCCCTTCTGGGTGCGCAGGGCCAGCCGGGCGGCGGAGAGCGTCGCGTCGGAGATCGTGGCCCCGGTGCCCGCCTTGTTGCCGTGGTCGGCGTGGAACAGCGTCTTGCCGTCCGATAGGGTGGGCCCGTTGCCGCTGCCCGCCTCGAGGAGGGTGACGAGGATGCGCGCCTCGGTCTCGGCCGCGGCCTGGCCCATGCGGCGGGCAAGGTCCGCGAAGGCGCCGAGGTCGTCATTGACCAGCACCTGCCGCGTGATGCCGATCTTCCGCGCCCAGGTCTCGACCTTGTAGGCCTCGCGCGCCTCGGCCATCGTGCCGGCCTTGATCTCGCCGTGCTCGTTGAGCTTCTCCAGCAGCGGCGCCTCGCCCAGCATGATCTTGTTCACCGCGCGGAAGTCCCGCGCCGTGGTCTGGCGGCCGAGGCGGCGGATGCCCGAGGGCGCCGCTTGGTAGGCGTCGCGCAGAACCCGGCCTACCGTGTCCCCGAGGATGATCGGGAAATCGGAGGTGGTGTGAAGCGCGCGTGTGACGAGGCTCGCGGGCGACAGCGCCATGGTGGACTCGCCGCGGAGCGTCAGCAGTTCCTTCGCCATGTCCACGGGCGTGGCATAGGCGTAGCGCCGGGCGGGCTCGCTCAGTTCGTGGCGCGGGTTGATCCGCGCATACAGCGCCTCGCCCATCTGGCGCGCGCGCAGGGCGGGCTCGTCCTGGCTCTCGCCCATCTCGACCCGGACCTGTTCGGTGCGGATCGCAGGCGCGCTGCGGTTCGCCAACGCCTCGAAGGCTGCGCGGCGCGCGGTATCGGCATCCGCGTTCGCGTCGATCTGACCGTCGATCCAGGACTGGTCCAGCCCGGCGATGCGGGCGATGGAGCGGATCTCGGCATTCGCCGCGGCGCGGGTCTGACTAGAGTTTCCGGCGGCAACGCTAGTTGCGATGCGGCCACCTGCGTTGTCGGTGTCAACGCAGCTGTTTCGGGTCTGCGCCGCGGCGGAAGTGGTGGTCGTCTCGGTCATCTCTGTCTCCATGCGAATGTGGGCGCCGGGATCGGCTGGCGTCGGCACCAGGGAAATCTCGTGGGGCGTCCAGCGCACGGCGGTCAGCACGCGCGCGCCGTTCTCGGTCGTCTCGGCCCATTCCTCGACGGAATAGCCGACCGACACATGGCGCAGGATGCCCGCCAGCACGTCCTGCCAGACCGGCTCCACCTCTGGCCGTGCCGAGAACTGGATGAGCGCCGTGCCCCGCTTACCGTCCACGACTGCGCTGCGGACGGAGCCCAGCACATCGCGGACGGCGGTCTGGCGATGCGCGTCCAGCACACTGGCGCCTTCGAGGCGCGACAGGTCCACCGCTTCGGGCGCGAGGCTCAGCCGTTCGATGTATGGACCCGCCATATCGCGTCGGCGCACGGGCGCTCCGGTGGACCATACCACCTCGACGGTCCTGGCCTCCGCATCGGCGGTGGCGGGCGCCAGTGTCGCGCGGCGGGTCAGCAGGTAACCGTTGTCGTCTACAACGGATTGCTGTGCCTGGGGTGGGGGCATGAGGCCCGTATGCTGGGTTGCTCTATCAGCCATTGGCGGCCTCCTTCTGCTGCGGCGTGGCCGTCTGACCGAACGCGAGCCCCAGCCCCTCCGCGCGCTCACGGTCGGCCGCGATCTCGGCATCCACCTGTTCGGCGTCATAGCCGCGCTCCGAGATCGCCTGGGACCGGCTCTTGAGCCCCGCGCCGATCGCCATGATCTCGGCCTGCACGTCCTTCATCGGATCGACGTAGTCGAACTTCGGCGGCAGCCATTCGCAGCCGAGGTAGGCCTCGGGGTTCCGGTCGAATTCCCGTGCGGGCAGGTCGCCGGTCAGCACCGCGAGGCGCACGAACCGCTCCCACGTCGGGCGGCAGAACAGATGCACCACCACGTTGTGCTGCAGCTGCTCGACGCGGCGTCGGAACTCGATGAGCCCGGCGCGGATCGAGGAATAGGTGACGCCTTCGAGGTCGCCCGAGACCAGCTCGTAGGGCAGGCCGAGCCCCGCCGCGACGGCGCGCAGGTGGTTCTTCACGAAGGGCGCGTAGGCGTCGTGCTCGGTCGGGTTCGAGAAGCGGATGTCGGTGCCGGGCGGCAGCGGGATCAGGCTGCCGGGCTCCATGCCAACGGTCAGCGCGCCGCCGGTGTTGGTGCCCGAGAGCCCGCCCGCCGTGCCGTCGGGGTCGGTGATGAAGCCGGTGAACAGCGCCGCGACCTTGGCCTTCACGAGGGCGGCATCCTCGAACTGGTCGAGCTCGTGCAGCCGCAGCAGCACCGGCGCGAGCCAGGTGATGCCGCGCAGCTGGCCTGCGGCGAGCGGCTTGAACAGGTGCAGGCAATCGGCGGCGGGAACGCGGAGCGGGTCCGTGCGGAGAGACCCCAGCGGATCGCCCGGGCGGGAGGACAAGACCCGATAGGCGACCCGGCGACCGGCGGCATCGAACTCGATGCCCGCGCGGATCCGCGCCCCGCCGCCGATCTCGCGGTGCAGGTCCATGGGAACCTGCTCGCGATCCAGAAGCTCGAGGTGGAGGGGGATCCCGGCAGTGTCGCTCGCGACGCGGAGTCGGGCGAAGCTTTCGCCGCTCTCGACCATCGCGCGGACGGCCATGGCCTGCAGCCCGTAGAAATCCGCGAGCCCATCCGGAGCGGCGTGATCCGTCCAGCGCAGCCAGAGCGCCTGCAGCCGTTCGCGCACTGCGCGGTCAGGATGGGTGGACTGCGGCTTGATCCCGGCGCCGACGACATTGCCGACCAGGCTGTCGACTGCCGCCGCGACCCACGGGTTGTTCCGCGCGTACCACCCGGCCCTCCGGGCTGCGGTGGTCGCGCCCGCCAGGATCGCCGCGTTCAGTCCGTCGACCGTCCGCGCCCCCTCCCAACGCCGCCCGCCACCCGCAGCGTCGAAGCCGCGAGCCCGCGCGAGGCCGAGAAGGCGATGGAGGAAGGTCCGCATGGGCGATAGACTCGCCCGAAACGATCCCTCAAGCTATTGGGAATGTTTGGGAATGGTCGCTAGGCGCACTAGTGCGGCGGCGCTGTTCGTTGGTCCGTTCACTTCTTGAACCCATCACAGAAATGGCGAGACAAGAACAGTAGCCATTCAAGCTGGCTGCTCTGGAGCACCGAGACGTTGTAGCCGGAACCAATCTCGGACAGGTCGAGGATGTCCGGCAGGTCAGAAATGGTGTAGGTCGGGCTCACCTGCGGGGTATTCACGGGCGTGATGCATGAGCGGATCAGCGCGCAGCATAGCTCGATCCAGGTATCCTTGCCGCCCAAGAACTCCCACCACTCTATGCCGACGCGCACGGTGGCCGAAACCGTAAGCGGGCCATCCGAGTAGCAGATTTCCCAAGCACCTTTGTGAGGCATGCTCACCTTGGACTGTCGGGGCCGCGATTCCTCGATGTTGCGGAGGATATGCCAGTCTTTCTTGTTGGATTGTTTCTTGGTGCCGTAGAGGACGCCATAGGTAAACTCGATCTCCTTGACGCTGTGATTGACAGCCCATGAGGGAGCACGGTCCACGAGCTCGTTGCCAATATTCTTCGCCATGTCGTCGTTCAGGGTACGCGGACCGCTCTTCAGAGTCGCGCCGACAAATTTGCTGCTCTGCTTGTCGATTTTCCGGCCGTCGAGTAAGGACTCATGGGAGTGCATGGCACTATGTACGACTTCCCATCCATAGACGGGAAGGACGACCTTTTCGACCATGTTGCCAGCGGACGTTTCCATGGACGAGAAAACCTTGGCTGGCACGAGGTCTTGCTCGATCTGTGAGACATGAGCGTACGATTTTTGCCGGGAGTAGAACATCAGCACGAAGGGGCTGGTGTAGAACTTCGCGAATTTCGAGCTGGCTCCCGGAAGGCCCTTTATGTGGGTTCCTATCTTGGTTCGGAAGTCCGTCTCCATCGCCAGAATGCGGTCGCGCGCCTTGGCGTCATTATCGATCCGCTTCAGGCTCGAGAAAATATCCTTCTTCCTGAGCAGCAGGGCCGGGACATTCTTCGGAAGGTCGGCATGGCCCGCCATTACTCACACTCCGCCATGGCGCGCTCGCTGCGGCGGGTAACAGGTGATGCATAGCGGACGGTTTTATTGGCCTCGCCGTCCGCCCAGACCTTGGTCTCGCCATTCTTGTACCATTGCCGGGTGCGGACATGAGACTGGACGTATACGATCCGATATTCCTCGGGGTGTCCGTCCTCGGGTTGCCAGCGCCCGCGCTTCATGTCGTCCAGCGCTCCCGCAACGACCTCGCCTGCTACCCGTCCGAGCCGTATAGGGACAGCGTTCCCGGCCTGGGCGTACTGCTGCATCGGGGTTCCCGCGAAGGCCCAATCAGGCGGAAACTCTTGGATCAGCGCGTATTCTTTGAGCGTGAGGGCGCGGACTTCGGTCGGATGGCAGAGCGATGTGCTGGCATGGTTCGGCATAGTGATTAGTGTTGGACACGGAAGGTCAAAGCTGAGCCTCCGCCACCAGCCGGAGCGCCCGCCCTTAGCAAGCCATGCGCGCCCCATCGATTCCTTCTGAACGTCGAGCGGAAGGCTTCGCCAGTTCGAGCCCTCCGGAACCATGCTGAGGTAACGCTTCTTCCGAGGACTAAAGTCCATGATAACGTCGCCTGGGTCGTCAAGGTCGCCGATTGCGTCCCGCAAGGTGCTCCACTGGCTCATGCCCGGTTCGCTGTGACCGTGGGTCGGGTCGGGGAAGTCCACTATCTTATTGAAGCGATTTCCGATGAATATGGCCCTCTCGCGGAGTTGGGGCGCGCCGTAGTTGACGGCATTAACCTCAAAGCAGTCCATCCGGTAGGTGGCCGAGCCGCAATTCTGAAGATCGCGAGCGAGCAAGCGGATAACGGAACCGCGTTCTTCCTTTTCGGTGAGTGGCGTCCCTCCCCGCTCGGGCCGCTCCGCAATTGGCCTGTGCTTGAGGGCGGCGGAAACGAGCCCCCGGACGTTCTCCATGATGAAAAATTTCGGCTGGAGGACTTCCACGAACTTCAGAAACTGCCAGATCAGAAGGCCGCGCGGATCCTGGACGGTTCCGCGCTTTCCTGCTGTGCTGAATGACTGGCAGGGCGGACCGCCCACGAGCAGGTCCAATTCGCCCGGCTGCAAGCCGCACTCTTCCATGACCTTCTCGGGCGGAATATCGAGTATGCTTCCTTCATAGATACGGAGCTTGTTGGAGAGCCGCCCGGCTTTCTGGTTGAGCCGAATCGTTTCACAAAAGGCAGGTTCTTTTTCGAGGCAGGCGAGAATTTCAAACCTGCCTGTGCTTTCTAAACCAAGATCCAAGCCCATAGCGCCGGAAAACAGGGAGATCGCTTTGAATTTTCTGGTCGTCATTCTTTTCGCATGCCCTTTCCCGGACCGAGCCGCAGCGGTGGTTGCACTTCCCCGGATGCGCTGCGTTCCAGGAACTCGGTTACTGCCTGCCTCACCAGCCACGATAGCGAAACATCATGGCGGTCCGCGAGCTCGGCGAGCGCTGCGTGGTCTGGCCCGCTGAGGGAGACGGTGATCCGCTCGCCCTTCTTTGCACGTGACATGTGAATGTTCTTTTAATGTTCCTGTCAAGGCTCTGCATTGTGCCGCATTGTGCATCAGCTTGCGGCGCAGCACAACCTAGTAGAGGTCGCCTCATCGGCATACTTTATGTTGATGACGATGCCGTCATCTAGAACCACTGAGCCACGCCGACCGGATCACCCCCTTGGCCTCGCGCACTGGCGCCGTTGCCTGTCCCGCCATCCCCTCCACCTCTTCGTTCAGCCTGAGTCCCATGCTGATGAGCCCGTGCAGGGCGGCGTGGGCGTAGACAAAGGTGTCGAGGGCCTCGTTGCGTTCGCCGTCGCGCTTGGGCTGCCAGGAGCGGATCGGGCGTCCGCGCTCGAAGCGGGTGACGACGCGCTCGGCGGTCAGCTGGCGGAAGTAGTCGGCGTCGAGGCGGCGCGGGAAGTGGATCGCGCCGGGGCCGGGCTCGGCCAGGCGCAGACGGGCGTAGACCGCGTCCTTCACCGCGTCCACGCCGACAATGAAGAGCGGGATCTTGCCCTTGTTCGTCCGCGTCGGACGGCGCGGCCACACGGGGATACCGGGCCCGCCGCGGCCCTTGATCGCCCAGATGCGGCGGGCGAGGCGGGTGCGGCAGAACTCGTAGGCCATCTTGGTGTGGTGGCCGCCGGTGTCGATGGCGGCGGCGCGCACCGGCAGGTCGAGCCCGGCGGGATGCGCGAACGTCGCCTGCAGCACCATGTCAAGGTCGGCCCAGAGGCGCGGCCCGGAGGGGTCGCCCCAGAGCACGCGGTAGTCGATCACCCACGCCTCCTCGTCGCGACCCCAGCCGAGGATCTGCACCTCGATCCGGTCGCCCTGCACGTCGACGCCCGCGGTCAGCACGGCAACGCTAGTGGGCAGGGCCTCGCCCCAGTCCTCGCGCCGGGCCATGAGCGGGTCGGCGGGAACCGTATCGCCCGCCTGGTCCTCCCAGGACTCGCCCAGCTTGGTGTTGACCCAGACCTGCAGGCGCGCGGGATCCTTGCGGACTCGGCCGTGCTCGGCGGCGATCTCGGCCCATGTCTCCCAAGGGGAATAGAGTGCCGAGAGGTGGAAGCCTGCGGTGCGGCCGTCGCCCTCGGCCGTCGCGCGCCACTCGCCCGCGGCCAGCAGGCGGGGTTTCTCGTGCTCGTGATGAATGCCACCGCAGGCCTCGCAGACCAGATGCGCCTGGTCGCGCCGCCCTTCGGGCCAGCGGATGCGCGCCCAGGTGATCGGGGCCATGTCGCCGCAATGCAGGCAGGGGACGTGGTAAAAGCGCCGGTCGCTGTGCTCGAAGGCGGCCTCGATGCGGGAATGGCCCTTCAGCGTGGGCGTCGAGACCATGTAGATCTTGCGCCGCCCGCGGAAGGTGGCGGTGCGCTGGATCGCCAGATCGACCGGGTCGCCCTCGCCATCGGCATCGCCGGGATAGCCGTCCACCTCGTCGAGGAACAGGTAGCGGACGGGCGTGGAGCGCAGGCCGACGGCAGAATTGGCCCCGGTCATCACCAGCTGACCGCCGGGGAAGGACTTGCGGAACAGGCTGTTCCCGGCGTCGCGGGAGCGGGGCGCGGCGACCAGGTCGCGGAGCGCGGGCGTCGCCTCGATCAGCGGGTCGATGCGGACGGTGGTGTTCCGGCGCACCATGTCGAGCGAGGGCATGACCAGCATGGCGATGCCGGGCGCGTTCTGGATGATGTAGCCGAGCCAGTTCAGCCCGGCTTCGGAGCCGCCGGTCTGCGCGCCCTTCATCAGCACGACGCGCTCGTAGGGGCTGGCGGTGGACAGCGCGTCCATCACGGCGCGCAGATAGGGCGTGCGGTCGGTGCGCCAGCGGCCGGGCTCGGCCGAGGTGGGCGGCAGGATGCGGTGACGGTCGGCCCAGTCGGAGACCGGGATCGGCGGCTCGGGGCGGATGCCGCGCCGCCACGCGAGGTCGATGTCAGGCACCATCGCCGAAGCTCCCCAGCGGCAGGTCGGCCAGGTGTTCGAGATGCTCGCGCATCATCCGGTCAAGCGCGGCGAAGGTGGCGCGGGGATCTGCGCCAAGCTCGGCCGCCAGCAGGGGCGCCGTGCGCTGCACCCATGCCATGTGCGCGTCGCGTTCGGCACGGGCGCGCGCGAACACGGTCCTGGTGGCAGCGGCGGTCTCCACCAGCTGGCCCTGTTCGCGCTCGAACGCCAGCTTGGCGCGCTGGACCTTCACGATCTCATGCAGCCGCTTGGCTTCAGCCAGTGTGGTCGTGGCGCGAGTGGGGACAGCGGCACCACCCCTGTTGCGCCGGGCGGGGTCGAGGTTTTCCTCGATCCAGGCGAGCCCCACCGCCACGTCGATCCGCCCGTCCGCGCGCACCGGGAGCCCCTCGGCCACCAGCTGGGAGATGCGGCCTTTGGTCAGCCCGACGCGGGCGGCGAAGGCGGTCTTGGTCTCGTGGCTGTCGAGTTTAGTCAT